GCACTTAACGTCGCCGCTTATCGCCTCGACGTTTACTTTCTTCGTGATCCCCTCTAGCATATTCTTAGCCGCCGTTTGTGCGTTTACGCCCTTTTCCTTTGTGTATAGGCTTTGGTAAATGCCGTAACGCTTCACGTTTGCAGCGTTTTTGACTACGCCTACCTGCTTTCCCTTGTCGGTGTAGATCTTTACTTGGTCTACCATGTTTTCTATGCTTTCCTCGTATGACGCGGCGGTCATGTTTACATATTCGTCTAAGGTGTAGCCCTTTATCACGGTTCCCTTGACCTTTACGCATAGCTTTTTGCCGTCGAAATACGCCATATATTTTTTACCGGTGCTTTTCGCCGCCTTTGTGTATGCGATCATTATGATCTCGTATAACGTGCTGTCGTCTATGATGATCTTTTTGATTGCTTTCTTTGTTGCGGTTACGGTTCCGGTCGTAATGCCGTATTTCTTGCAAATGCTCTTTGTAATTGCCTCTGCGGTCTTGTTCCTAAACGTCTGCTTGTGATTGATTCTTAGCAGGTGTTCCATAAGATCGCGCGCCTTATAGGTAACTGTGCCGATTTCGTCCTTTTTCTCGCTCGTTTGGATTTCTCCATAAAAAATAAGCGTGCTATCTTCATATAACGTGATAACGTCGCCTACTGCCAAATTTAGCTTAAGGGCGGCAATGTTTGGATCGTTCGGCGCATTTAACACGGTTATGCTCGCCTCCCGCGCCGCCTGTTCTACCGATCCGCTCCAAGTTACCGTACCTACGCATTTTGTAATGTCGTAGGTCTTGCCGTCCTTTTTCTTTTTCCACTTAATCAACATTTCGGTATTGTGATCTTCTTTCCTACCGGTGGCTTTTTCTTATTCGTCATTTTGTTTGCCTTTTGAATCTTCTTTGCGTTCTTCGACGATCCGGTATATTTCTTTGCTAATCCTTTCCAAGTGTCGCCCTTTTTAACGGTAACTGTTTTTTTGGTCGCTTTCTTGGTGGATCTCTTTTTGCTCGGTCGGCGGTATCTCTTAATTTCTATCGTATAGTAAATATCGCCGGTTCCATCCTGCTCTTTCCATTCAAAACTCTCTATCGTTGCCTCGTAATTGATAAGCGCCGGGGCGGTCATTATCAACCGGATAACGCCGCCCTCTTTCATTTGCTTAATAAGTTTTACGCTATCTTTTGGTGAGGGATAGCCGCTGTATTGGTCGTAATACATTGCCCTTTTCGGGAAATGTGCAGATAGCGTTATTGTCTCTAACTTTTGCAGTCCCAACAAATTGACCTCGCCCAATGCGTTTACATTTTCTGTTTTATTGTCCTGCTGCCCCTGCTCTGCTACCTCTGCGGGTAAGATCGGCAAACGGTACTCCGTACTGCCCTGCTTTAACCATATTTCCATCACACTACCCCCATGTTTAATGCGGTGTTTTTCAGATTTGTTGCGATCTGCTCCGCGATCTTGTCTATGTCGTCCTCGTTCTTAACCACAATTTGATCTGCAAGTTTCGGGATTGTAATATTTACGTCTCCGCTTTTCTTGTTGCTACCGCCCTTTTCCAGCTTCGCTAAACGGTTGCTTATCGTCGATAGCTGCGCATTTGACGTATTTTTGGCAAGCGCTACGCTTTCGTCGTGCGGATATACGCGGGATCCTTTCGGTAAATCTACAATCTCGCCGCCTTTTTCGTTGATCTGCGCAAGTCCGCCGATCCAATCCGGCGTACCTTTGGCAAGCGCCGGAATTGTTGGAATGTTAAAACCGATGTGTTTCCCACCGACTAACGGTATTCCCTCCGGTATGTCTACGCTGATACTGTTAATGCCCTCGATTGCGCCATTGATTAAGCCTATAACGGCATTGATCGGAACCTTTACCAATCCGGTTAGTGCCTCAAATGCTCCGCCGAATATCTCTTTTACGCCCTCCCATGCCTTTTTCCAATCTCCGGTAAATACTCCGCTGATAAAGTCCAGTATTCCGCTGAATACCTTTGCTACGCCGTCGATCACGGTCTTAATACTTCCTGCTGCCGTTTCGATCACGTTTGCTACGATGGAAAATGCGATTGATATTTCAGTTTTCACAACCGCCATAACCGCTTTTATCACGGTTCCAATACCGTTGAATACCGGTTTTAGCTTTTTCACGATCTTTGACACAATGTTGAATATGCTGTTAAACACTGTGCTGAATGTTGACGCCATCTTTTTAACGACCGGGCTAACCGCTTTCACTGCTGCCACAAGTACGGATCCGATTGTCTTTGCAATCCTGCTGATATATGGCGATACTTTCTTAATCACGCCTCCGACGAATGTAAACGCCGCTCCAAGCATTTTTCCAACTATCGGGATAACCGCTTTTATTACATTTCCGATTGTTTTTACAACCGGCGTTAGATTTCGCGCTACTCCGACGAATGTTGACGCGATAATTGGTACTATGGTCTTTACCGTATTTACTACGGTCTTGATAACCGGTGTGATCGCTGCTATAACCTGCTTTGCGACGTTAATAGCCTTTGGCAATAATGTCTTAAACGTGTCTATTAAGGTCTGCACAATCGGCATTACCGCGTTGATTGCTGTCGAAATCGCCGACTTAATACCGGGCATTGCGCTCATAAATGCCGCTTTTATCTTGTCTACAACCGGCTTGATCTTGTCCCAATTCTTGACCACGATAATAGCCGCCGCCGCTATTGCTGCCAAAACGGCTATTACAATCCCTGCCGGGCTTGTGATAAGCCCTATGACGCCGCCCGCCTTTGCGATTGCTCCGGTAACTGCTCCGAATGTCGAAACGACTTTGCCTACGGTTCCTACAAGTTTCCCAAAAATTAAAAGTGCGGGACCGATAGCCGCAGCCACGCCCGCAATTTTTATAACCATGTTCACTTGTGAATCGGATAGACTGTTAAACCAATCCGTCGCAGTCTGTACCCATCCTACCGCCCGCTTGATATATGGCAATAGCTTGTCGCCTATCGTGATTGCCGCGCCCTCTAACGCGGATTTTAATAACGTGATCTGCCCGCTCAAATTGTCTAACTGCGTTTCTGCGGCGTTCTGCGCCGCGTCCCCGCTGTTGGTTATTGCGTCGCTCAATGCGTTGTAATCGTCCGTTGACGTGTTAATAACCGCCAACATTCCGGTCATTGCATTTTTGCCGAAAAGTGTTTTTGCCGCCGCTGCCTGCTCGGTTTCGGACAACGTGCTAAACGATCCCTTTAAGTTTGCGATCACGTCGTTTAGGCTTTTCATGGATCCGTCAGAATTGGTTAAGCTAATCCCCAACTGATCCATTAAGGTTGCTGCACTGCTGCTCGGCGCTGCCAAACTCGCGATTGCGTTCTTTAATGATGTTCCGGCGCTCGATCCTTTTATACCCATGTTTCCCATAGCTGCTAACGCTGTGGTTGCATCTTCCACGGAATAACCCATAGTGCCGCAGATTGACGCCGCGTATTTGTAGCTTTCCCCTAACGTCTCTACGGAAACATTAGCATTGGTACACGCCGCCGTCATTACGTCCGCATACCGCGTGGAATCGCTCGCCGAATCTCCAAACGCGCTGATTGCGTCCGTCATAATATCCGATGTCGTGGCAAGGTCTGTACCGCTTGCGCTTGCCAAATTTAAGATACCTGCTAAACCGGCTACGTTCTGCTGTGCGTCCCAACCTGCCATGCCGGTATATTGCATAGCCTCGGCGCACTCCTGCGCGCTCCATGCCGTCGTAGATCCAAGATCCTTGCCTAATTGCGTCAATGTCTCCAAGTCCTTGCCGGTTGCCCCGGTGATTGCGCTAACATTGCTCATTGCGCTTTCATAGTCCGCAGCCGTTTTTACTGCTGCCGTTGCAACCCCGGCGATCGGGGCGGTGATCGTCTTTGTTAATGTGCTGCCTGCATTTGATATGGTCTTTCCTGCTGCTTGTATTGACTTCCCCGCGCTCTTTGCCTCTGTGCTTAACTTCCGCATTGATTTTATAGTTTCCTGCGACGGCTTCGTGAAATTGTCAACAAACTGTATGCAGGTGCTTATTACTCTTGTGCTCACACCTTACCCCTCCTCTCCGTTCCCGAATATTGCCTGCAATTCTGCGTTTCGATCCTCGATGTACTGGATCATGTAGGCGTGCGCAATCTTCTTTGCTCCATACGGTAAATTCATATATTCGCCTATTTTCCAATGCAAAAACCGATAGTGTAAGTAATCAAACTGTACGTTGCTATCGGTTTCGATTAGTTTTTTATCTCGTCGTCCGTGTTATTTCCAACGTCAAACCCGGCTAAGTCGTTGACCTTGATCGCGATCTTGTTTACTTCGCCTTTGAATAGCTTAATTGCTGCCTCTGCCGGTGTTGCTGCGTCCAAGTGCTTTAATAAGTCCGCGTCCTTAAGCGACGGCTCCACAACTGCTGCCGCCACAAGCAGGGCGTTTGTTTCCAGTGTCTTTTTAATGATCGGGTTGCCCTCGTCGTCTAATCCGCTCGCCGAAATGTCTAAAACCTGCTGCGGATCAAGCGCCTTAATGGTGATCTTCGTAGGTTCTCCAAACAGTTTTGATAACTGCTTGCTTGTGACCTCTGC